GATTAACAGTTGGGAATCAGGGCTTAGTTGTAAATTCAACAGCCTTTTTTAAGGGAAACACAAATTTCAATGGGTATCTAAATATATTCAATAGTAATAAAATAAGATTCTATCTTGGAGATAGCACAAGCTCAGGTAGTTATACAGGAGTAAGCGGGAAGCATTCATTAACAATAAGCGGTCACACAATGACATTTTATAATGGATTACTGATTGCAATAAGTTAGGAGGTGAAAATGTTGGAAAAACCATTTAGTTTAAGAATCAAAGAGTTTAGTGAAAAAATTATAAATTTAATAAATTCTTCATCACTTCCAGTATATGTTATAAAAAATGAATTAGAAAAAGTGTATACGGAACTAAATAGATTGGATGAAGAAGAAATAAATAAGTATTTTGAAAATTCAAAAAAAATAAAAGAAAGGAATGATAAAAAATAATGCAAAATGTATTGACATGCATTCGAAAGAATGCGATAATTCTACAAACAAACAAACAAACAAAGGTATACTATACCTTGCGAAAGGGGGTGCGGTTATTTAGTAGTAACTGCATCTCTAAGAAGAAAGGGGGCAATGGCTTAATTCATTGCTTCTTTTCTGTTCGAGGTGCATTATGCTAAAAATCTTTTCTAATAAAGGAGAAGCTAATGCAATACCTTTAAATGGAACAAATCTAAATTTTAATTTTGCTGAAATAATTAATATGCTCTATCCAGTTGGAGCATATTTTCATACATCAGACGCTGAATTTAACCCAAATGAAGTTTGGTGCGGGACGTGGGAGTTAGAATTTGATGGAACAGTATTAGTTTCAAAATCTAATACTTCAGGTTCTAAATTCAAAGCTGAGGCTGGTACAGTGGTAGGTGAAGAATCACATACTTTAATAATTGGAGAAATGCCAAAACACTCTCATTTAATGGGATTGCTGGGTGGAGGCAATCAAGAAAGATGGGGCTTGCAGTACGCCAAAAATTCAGAATGGAGATACTATGATGGTGCTGATATTATAGCATCTGCTGGTGAATCTCAACCTCACAATAATATTCAACCAAGCAAAATTTGTTTTAGATGGCATAGAACAGCATAGCAATGAATAATAGCCGATTATATGGCTTTAAAAGTATTTAAAAATAAAGGTGAAGAAGGTGCAATGCCTTTAAATGCTGAAAATTTGAATTATAATTTTCAAGAAGTGTTAAATATGTTATGCCCTGTCGGTAAAGTTGAAATTTTCTTTGATAATAATGACCATAGTAACTATTTAGGGTTCAAATGGGAAAGAACCTCAATCGGAAAAGTTCCAGTTGGTATTAACAGCAACGATTCTGATTTTAATACAATAGGCAAAACTGGCGGAGAAAAAACACATAAATTAATTATTAATGAAATGCCTTCACATCTCCACACTATGTATTTATCAGGGAGTTCAACTCCTAATAGACAGGCTGTAAATTGGTCAAATCAAGGGTATCAAGAATTTAGTGGTATTACAAAAGCAAATGACAATATTTCTGGGGGCAATCAGCCACACAACAATTTACAACCATATGAAGTAATGGCATTTTGGAAAAGAATAGCATAATAAAAACTAAATAACAAAATGAATGCAAAAAATTGAATTTAAAAATAAAGGCGAAACGGGAGCAATTCCGTTAAGCCCAACAATATTAAATCAAATGCAAGATAATATTAAAACATCACTTGAAGATATAAATACAAAAGTTAAAGGTAAAACAATATTATCAGTAAAATTAGCTGATGATTATTCTCCTGTTAAAGAACAATATTGTGAAATAAATTCTTGGGTAGAAAATGTAAAAACAGGTAATAAACTAAGTGTTATAGCTGGAAAAATTAAAGTTGGACAAGGTGTTTCAAAATTAAGAATTTCTGGTGTTTTTGGAGCAAATGCAACAGGAAATGAAAGATATTATTTTTGGACTAGAAAAAACGGTGTAAATGTTGGAACATGGGTTGTTGAGGATGTTCTAAATATTTACAGTCCAATTCCATTTGAACAATTAATCGAAGTTAAAGAAAATGATATTATTTCAGTTGCTATTTATAATAACTATGGAAGTCCAATTGAAACGGGAAAAACTATTTTG